TACACTTCTAATAGATCTTTGACTAGCAACAGCATCATTAATTGTAGAAGCAACTTCTTTTAAGAAATCTTCATTAGTATAATTATAGATGTCATTTATAGTATCGTTATTTTTTGATTCGTGTACAAGACAATCAAATATAAAAAATCTTATAGCAAGAAGTTCTTCTGTACTAAGCATTTTATAAGCGTCTTTTACACTATAAAAAACAACATCATAAAGACTATTTGCTTTAGTCTTGTCTGAAAATTTATTAAGATTTACATCAATTTTTTCATCATTATTTGATTTAGTAGTATTACTTATTTTTTCTAAATAACCGTTACTATTTATTGTGTATAATCTTGAAGAAAATTTAAAAGAAACGTTTTTTGGAGAAATTATACGTTTACCATCACAATACCAAGCATATAAAAGCTGATCATCTATTCCTGGAGATTCTGCAACATAATTTGTAACAGGATGTTTACTCCATTTACTAATAGAAAAAGCAAAATTTGTTTTTCCAAAATTATTTGTGTTATATGATGTATACCAATTAGAAGCTTCTTTAAAAGATTCTGTTTTGATCATAACACCTTGAATAAAGTAACTTATTTCTTTATTACTATGAAATATACCTGAATCTAAAATATTACCCTTCTTATCATGATGTACAGATCCATGAAGTAGTGATGCTTCTGATTTTCCTGAAGAATTTATTTGAAATTTTGCTTTATATCTTCCTTTATGAAAAAATATTCTGCGAATTGTTGATGCTTGAGTAGGTTCTGGTTCACTATAAAGAATTGTTCTATCGATATTAATTGTATTATTTGAAGAACTATTTGAAAGAATAATTTCTGTAGATTTTTTTGTATTATTTTCTGCTGCTTTTTTATTCCAATAATTATTATATCCATAATCATCAACATAATCATCTTCCCAACTATGGCCATAATTACGATTATTATTCCAATTTGAAGTTTGTTGATAATTATTATTAAATTTGATAACAGGTTTTTCTATAGTATTAGGTCCATATACTCGGTCTATTTCAAAAGAAAAATCTTCAAATTCTCCATTTTTTAATTTAAAAACATAATTATGATTCAAACATTCTACTATTTCATTTTTTGCAGCAATAGTAATTAATGAATTTTCCATTGAAGAAAGATAAATACCTTCTTTAGATTTTAAAAAATACAAAGGTCTTTCTTCTATTGCTTCTTCTATTTTATCTTCTTTATATTTGCAATATTTGCCATGATAAACAAACATTTCTTCAGGATTATTTTTCATTACCCAAAGTAATGCTGCATAACCATCATATTCTTTTAAAATGTTCATTCCTACTTTTTCTAAAAGTAATCCTAGTCCATGTGAATCTACTTCAAAAGAATTTAAAGGTAATTCATGTTTTGTTGCAAGAGATCTGATATTACTTATTACACCATTATGGACAATAAAAAAAGGATTTGTTTGTGAATCAATAAAAAATGGATGATTATTTTCACGAGAACAAACACCACCACCTGCTGCTTTTCTAGAATGTATTAAAATACTACCATCTTTATACTCAAGATTTTTATGTTCTTCATCAGAAATAAAGTTTCTAAACATAGTGGTATCTTTTTTGGTGGTAAAATTAGAATATCCTTTATAAAGATTGCCATTTAAAAACATTCCACATCCATCACCACCCCTTTCTTGATTATATAAACCAAGAATTTTCATATTATTATATACTTTTTCTTTTTGAGACTTAGTTAAATTTTTTTTACCATTGAAAGCTGCTATTCCACAATAGATCATTGATTGATCTATTTTAAAGAAAAAATTAAATATTAATTGTATTATTAGATAAATTGTTATTATTGTTATCATTGTTTTTGTTTTGTTTGTTAAAAATAAAAAAGGGGAAATTAATCCCCTTTTTATTAGATTTGATTTAATAGTTGATATTTTTTTTCTGCAATTTTAGGCAATTCTTTTAAATACTTTTCAGTAGTTATTGAACCCATAGAAGGTGCTGAAGAAGTTTCTATTATTATAAATCTAGGATCTGAATTAATAGTACCATTTTTATTTTTTCCTGCTTGTACTAATACATCTACAGCACCTATATCTAATCCTACTGCTTTTAATGCATTAGAACATTCCTGAACAATTTTATCCCAGTTTATAGGTTTTTCAAAAAGTTCATTTTCTTCTAAGATCCAAACACAATTATTAGCATGTTTTTGAAAACGAGTTTCTTCAGGAGCATCTCTTTTTAACATTTTGCGATTTGTATAAAAACAAGTGTTTTCTAAAGCATTGATATGAAGACGATATTCACGAGAATATGTTTTATATTCTTGAATTATGTATTTATTCATATCTCTATTATTGCAAAATTTTAATAAAGATTCTTTGTCTTTTATATAATAATTACCTATTCCACGAGAACCTAAATGTGATTTGATTATTAAAGGATATTTAATATCTTCAATATTTATTTTATCTTCTTGTGTTTGGTTATTACACATATAAAATTGTAAATCATTTTCTGATTTATTACAAATAAACCACGCTGCTGTAGAAATATCATTTTCTAAAAATTTAGTCATCATTTTTAATTTTGATGCACTATTAGAAACAGCTTCAACAGTATTTATTTCTACTAGTTTGGTATTTTTTATTTTAAGTGGATCAATATTTGTGGTTGATCCAAATCGAGCTACTGTTTTAAAAGGCATTTTTTTCAACTCTGCTCTTAAAGTTTGATAACTAGGATGTCTGGTATAAATTTGAAATTTAAACATTTTTTCTTTCTTTTTAATTTCTGGTGAATTAAGATATTGCCATATGATTTTTAAATCATCATAATTAAGATCATCGGTTTTATTTTGAAATCTAGATATATAATTTTTATCATATGTTGACATAGATCCGTTTTCAGGTTTTCTTAAATAATCTTCATACCAAAGTTTAGACCATACTCTTTTTTCAATATCTGGACACCATAAAGTTATTATTTCTTTTTTTTCATTTAAATCTACAAGGTTTTTAATAACTTCTAAAAACGTTATTTGTGGAAAATAATTTTTAGATAATCTAAATATATCTTCTGTTGACCTGTAAGCACCTGATTTACATTGATATTCTTTATTTTTTGCGTTATATGTACTATAAAAAACATTATACTCATTAAGAAATTTTTTAAAAAAAGAAACAAAATCTTGATCTTCTATGTGTTCTAAAGTATTAAAATATAAAAGACCTTCATTAATATAGTTTTTTTCATTTCTTTCTACTATTTCTAATAATTTTTGGATTATATTGTTGTTTTTTGTTGTCATGCTATTTTTTTGTTTTTCCAATCACCTGATTTGATTATTTCTTCTTCTGAACCTTGATAATCTTGAACATAAATATATGCATTTTCTCCAAAAGGAGTTTTAATTGCGGTTATATCATACCAATTTTTATTATCTCCCGGAATACCTGTACATCCTTCTAAACGATGTAATTGTTCTAAAGTATTTGCATTTTTAACTTTAAAAACTTCAACTTTAATAGAAGTGTTTCCTTTAGGAGAAACAATAGGAAATCCTGAATTTTTACCATACATAGTAAACATAGGATCTGTTTTAAAATCACCTATAAATTCAGAATCACTATCTTGTAATATCCATTTATAATTACCTTCGCCTTTTCTAAGCGTACCATATACTCCTATCAATACATATGGAGCGTCTTTTGTTATTTCAATTCTTTTCATATAAGTTCAATATTAAAATCATTAACATATTTTTTTGCCAATTCGACATCATTATTATTAATAATGTGTGATATTTCTTTACCTAAATTTTCTATTATAGAAGATTTTTCATCATTTACAAAATTAATTGCTGCTTCAGTATTTCTAAAACACCATTTAATAAGTTTTTCATTAGAAGCAAAGTATGAAGAAAGTACTCTATATTCTGCTCCCCAACGAGTTTGTCTCATATTACCTGCAAGACCATATCCTACTTCTTTTCTTTTATTTTTAGGCTCTATTAAAACAGAAGGAATTCCTAAATAAAGATCCATTGCACGAATAATATTTATGTTTGTTTTGAAATTTGGTTCTTCATAACCTATGTGTAAATGAGTCCCGGCCGAACGATACCTATCTCCTTTAGGAAAAGGTCTTACTTCTTTTAAAGTCCAGCAATCTAATGAAGACGCACAACCAAAAGTACATGCTGTTTCTGATTGTAATTGATCTTCGTCTAATTCTGCTACAGGAATAGCTAAAGTTTGCAATTGATTGGGAATAAAATTATTTATATATTTGATAAGATGATTCATTGCTGAATAAAATTCACCTTCTGTTTTACAAGGTGGAATATTACCTTCTGCAAGAACACAATCTAAAGAAGTTGCATAATAATTATTATTTGGTTCAAAATAAAAAGGATCTTTTTTAGTTCCTTTAATAATATTTTCAGCCGTTACAATTTTTTTTGTATTTATGTCTTGCAAAAAGAATTCGACATCAGAACCTATTTGCCAGTTTGTAATAAGTTGTTTTTTTGTTTGTATCATAACAGTTTTTTGTTTTTTAGTTGTTTTTCAAATTCCTTTAGACCGAATAAAGATACTGTATCAAAAGGATCTTCTATTTTATAATTTTCATAATCTTTTTTAAGTGTGTTAAAGTAATGAAAGCCTTTTTGTGTAAATTTTTTCGATACTGCAACAGCGTGTGGGTCAGACCCAAAAACTATTATAGCTTTTTCATATTCAGAAAGTAATTTTTTTTGAATTTCTTCAGGAAAAGAAGTTTCTGATTCATTTTGAAGCCATATCATGTCAGTAAAATATTTTATCATTATCTGACAATCTTTTCTACTTTTTACAATAAAAACTTTATTATCTTTTTTATTTAATCTATCTAACCATCCCGGACAATTTAAAGGAACAGAAGATAAAAATTTCATTTTTGGATCTTTTGGAGAATATATTTTTACTTTTTTCTCCCATTTATCATTAATAAAACAATTAACTATATAAGCATATCTATCAAAATTATTTGGATTATAAATTTGACAATGATTAATATATAATTCTTTTATTGCAAAAATATCACCAGCATTTTCTAATTCTTCTATTGTAATTTCACCTTTTTTCCAAAAAGCACTATTTTTTTTGTTCCAATCAGCAGGTTCAAATTGAATAAGTGTTTCTTTTTTTACTTCTTTGTTTAGTTCTGTGACTTCACTATAGAATGATTTAGAAAGTCTGTTGTTGCTTGTTATACCAAAATCTTTAGCAACAATATTTAATGCTTGATTAAAGTTACATCCATACTTTTTTTTAACTACTTGCCAACAATTTAATACTTCACCTGTAGCAAAATCCTGAAATAATATTTGTCCTGAACTAGAAACAAAACATCTTGCTGAAGGATTATTATCTTTTCTAAAAGGACTACAAAATGCTTTTCCTATTTTAAAAGAATTTAAATAGTATAACATAATTGCTTCTTCAGGAATTTTATGTAAAAGATAATCAGGAGTAAGTATTAAAGGAGAATCTACTTTTGTAAAATCAAATTCTTGCATAAGAAAAATAAAAAAGGGTGATCGTATAGACCACCCTTTGATTAAACATTAAATTTAATTAACAAGCTCCACCTTTTTTAGATTTAGGCATTACTTTGGTCTTAGGATTAAGACCTGAAGTACTTGTTTTTGTTGCTGTTACGGCTTTGGTAGGCGGTACAGCGTTATTGGTTTTCTTACTTTTTGCCATAAAATTTTCTAATTTTAATTAATACTTCTTTTTACCTTTCATAGTACCACCTTTTTTCATCACAGGTTGTTGTGAGTCCATTTGAGGTTGTTGTGCTATTGGAGCTTGTTGTACTGGACGTGCTTGACGTGCTTTTGTTTTTGTTGCTTTTGCCATTGTTTTATAATTTTTTGTAAAAGTAAAATAAAAAATTGAAATTGTTTATTAAATAAATGTTAAAATGGTAAATCATCTAAAACATCAGGAGCTTGTGCTGATGTTTTTTTAGAACTTCCTACCATTATATCATTTGTATTTGTTGATTTATTGCTATCAACTTTTAACAAATTCTTCCAACGAGGAGAATTTTCTTCAATTGAACCTTCTTCAAATCCTGATTTTTCAGCAAGATCTTTATCCACAAGAAAATGCAAATAAGGCAAACATCCATAAATTTTACCATTTGCAGCCAAACGACCACCAACAGTTACTCCGAATACTTTTGATTTAATACGATTATCATTCAAAAGCAGCTTATAATAAGCACCTACTTCATCAACAGTATTAAACTTTTTTTCACAGCTTTTACCTGTTAAAGCATGATGCAAATATTGCAATCGAGCCATAATACCTTCACTAGGACTTATAAAAAACTTTTCAGTCACTTGTCCTGATTTTCCTGTAAAAACTACTTCTAAATAAGGAGTTTTAGGTTTTCCTTCAACATTGTTTCCTTCTGGTTTTACAAATTCTGCTTTACTTACAGATAACCAATAATCACCCATACTTAGAAACTTTTGTTCTTCAGGAATAGTTGTCGATCCAAAATCGAATACACTTTTTTGTTCACTCATTTTTTTAAATTTTAATTGTTTAAATTTTTAATTAACATTCTTCAGAATAATAACATTTAATTGCCTTGTTGACTAAATCAATATCATTGTCTATATATTCTTCTTCAAACATTCCTAAAGGACTTTTTGCAGTAGAATTCATATCTCTTGTTTTAAACTTATAAATTAGATTATTGTTGTCATCTAACATTTTACAAGCCAATAAAACAATTTCAAATTGCGCTTCTACAGAAGCAAGTTTTTCATCAATCATTTTACCATGTGACATTGCTTTGATAGTTTTGGCTTCTAAAATACCATCACCTTCTATTTTTACATGATAAAGAAAATAAATTGTCAAATCTTCTCTTAAAGTATTTGCAATTTCAGAAAGCATAAGGAAATCATGAGCAATGTCATTAAATTTAACATAACCTATTTCATCTTTTCTTCTATCTAATTCTTTAGCACTTAAAAAAGTACTATCATCTATAACACATGTTTTTATGTGTGGCATTTTATTACTAACATGTTGCAACCAATGACCAATTGTTTTAGCAGAACTTGTTATAACAATATTGCCATCAGGATTTGAATCTTTAGACCAAACAGAATAATTTTTACGACTGTTTTTAAAAGGCAAACCCTTACCTAAAGTAGAAAAAACAATTGTTTCTTTAGGATTTAAATTTTTCATTGAAGTTGATTTACCAGAACCACTTTCTCCGATAATCAATACTGATTTAGAATTGTTTAGCATTTCTTATTTTTTTTTACAAATTTACGATAAAAACAAAACATTTCGATTCTTTTTCAAGAATATTTGTTTTTTATTCTGCATCTGGATAATCAATATGATCCAGAAGTTTAATTACATTCTCCATAGAATTTTTAAATTTTGTTTTAAATTGAACATGTTCTTGACAATTACAACACCATTGAAAATCAATATGATGCGGACCATCACCACAAACTTCATTTGTATTTACTTTTACCCAAACTAATTTTTCAATATCTTTGCCACCGCATTTTTCACATATTTGCATAACTAATTAAACATTGTTTTTTGTTGTCCATAACGCATTATTTTTTCTAATTCTTGTTCTCTTATTTCCCGATAAAGTTTTTCTAATTCGTCTTTATCGTCTAATCTTGGCATTTCAGTAAATATTTCATGCATACCATCAAAAAGTAATCCTAATCTTGGTCCAATTTCTCCTTCATTCGATTTTAAATGTATTAAGGATTTAAACCGATTTCTAAGAATTTTTATATTATAATCGCCTTGATAAGGATATTGTTCAATATTAAATCTATGTGGATCAAATAACCCTAAAACATTATGCATGGATCTGGAAACTACTTTTGCATCAGCAATATTTGCTAAATTTGGTTCTAAAGAAAGAATGTCTGACTTATTTGCATTTTTAAAAGCATGAGATTCATGTGCAGCATCTACTTGTAAAACAGTTATTGTTGTAATACCGACTTTACAAAATTTTAAACGAATAATATCTCTACTTAATCGTTTAATAGCCGACCATTCTGAATCATCTTCATCGTCTTTAGTAACATTGCTTTGATTGTCTACCATAACAATAATATGATAATCGTCACTTAAATTTTTATAGGTTTCACCTACTTTTTGATAAATTTGATTTGGTGAAGATTTATCATTTATTATTTCTACAAAAGATTCTAGTTTTTTATAGAATTCTGCATCTTTTTGAAGAGCATTGATATACTTATCAGGAATAGGTATCTCTCTTGAATTAAGTAATTTTGGACCGATGCTTAAATTATGTCTTGTATAAAGATAATGTGCCATTATTTTCTTCATAACAGGTACTTCAGGATCTTCTAAAGCAAAATATAAAATATGTGCCTTATATCCTGTATTCAAAATAAAATCAATCATAGAATACATCCAAAATCTTAATAATCTGCTTTTACCTGAACCAGTATTGCCTAACACTCCCAAATATTCTCCCGGATTAAAACCATCTAAATAATTAGAAAATCTAGGAAAAGGAAAAGGAATTCCATTAAAAAGACCTTTTTCTCTGTTTAGCTTTTTTTTAAGAAGATCTTCAATTGTTTTTTCATAAATAGACATTATTGATTAGTTTTCTTTATCGTCATAAACTTTAAATAATTCTTTAATTTTGGAGTTTTTTATTTTTATTTCCATTTAAATTGCGTTTAAAAAATCCATATTGAATTCTGTTTCATTTTTATCTTTGTTTAAATATTTCTGACACCATGTTGCCAAATCATAAACAATACTTCCATTTTCAGCTTTCCATATGAAATAATTTGCCTCTCTTATATATGTAAGATTTTCGTCTTTTTTACGATTTTCTTCAATATAATACTTAGTAGCATTCAAAATTAATTCTTTACTTGCATATTCTGGAAATTCTTTAAAAAATTTATCAAATCTTTTAGGTATTGTTTTTTCATGTGCTGTTTTATGTCTTGGAAACAAAGATACATATTCTAATGCCCAATTATCAACAGATTCTTCTTCAACAATAACTCTTTCTTCAATAAAAGATTCTGCACTTAATTCATCATTAAACGCCTCTTTTAAATATTTTACTAAAGAAACACCTTTTGCTGTTAAATTATAAGCAATAAATTCAGAATTATCTGTACGATATAAAAACCCTCTTCTTTCTAAAAAAGTGTAAAGCAAAAACATTTTTCTTGCTTTATTCATATCATCAGCATGATCTAAAAGTTCTATTTTGTTTTCAGCTATAGCTATTAAAACAAACATAACACTTCCACTTATATCAGGATATATTTCATGTTCTTTTAGTTTTGAAATAATATCTTTGTTAAATTGTATATTCACTTGCATTTTAAAAAAGTGTTAATTGTCTACGTTTACTATTTAATTCATTAATTATTTGTCTGCATTTTGCTAAATAATGATTAAAATTAATTTTGTAATCTTGCCATTCTTTATGTTCATAATTATTAAATATAATTACAGGATTTCCTGCATTAACGTGTTCAAAATTAGCATTTAATTTTCTTTTAGCAGCATTTTCTTTTTTTCTTTTTAAAAGAAAAGGTGCTGGTTTTGAAAAATAATAGCGATTTAAATTTTGAATTTGTTCATTATTATACCATACTTCATATTCTTTACTTATTTTATTACTACAAGTGTAATCATAAATATGCAAATTATATTTTTCAGGATTGCATATAGTTTCCTCAATAGGAATGTTGTTTACAAAATAATTATTTAAAGCAATTGCAATTACAGGCTCATTAATAGAATCTCCTAAAGGAATTTCATCTTGACCTGCTTCATTTTTAGGTATTTTAAATAATCCTTTTCTTTTTATTTTTCCTGATTCTGTTTTACATATATAACCATTTACGTTTTTATAATAGATGAAAGAATATTTTTCATGTTCAAATTCAAGATTAAATTGTTGTTCTACTTCTTTAACCATTTCTTTATAATGATCCCATTCTTTTTTAGGAATTATTATTTCGGCTCCATCAGTGTTAGCACTTATAACCCTATAATTATTATTTATACACTTTTCGATAAGTTTTGTAAGTATTAATTGACCTATTAATCTTAATCTTAAAGCTCCTTCAGGGTAATATAACCAACAATGTTCTTGATCTAATAATCCACTTGTCAATTTTGTTATCGTAAGAGTTTTTTATCTCCTACTTCTGTATTTTCTTTTGTTATATACAGTTCAGCATATCTCTTTATCCCATAAGGATATTCTGCGCTCGTGGTGTTTTACTATCTTTTCAGACTCCATACACTATGCGTTGCACCTTTAATTTATTTCTAAATCACTTGGCTCAGGATTATCTACTTCTAGGTTTTCCCTGAATTCACAGAATTTTTCGATTGAAGATTTCTCTTCAACGCAGCTATTTTTAACCGTTTAGGATCAGTTTATAAAAAACATCTTTTTTTTTATTTCCTTGCTTTTTTGCAACAACTCTTTCAGACTTTATTTGAAAGTATCTTTCTAATACTTCAGGGTATCTTATACAATTATAATTAATAATCATATTTGGATACATTGAAACAACATCACTACTCACAATCATTTCTTTGTTTGAAGAGTTATACATTTCATTTTCTTGAATAGAATGCAAACCTCCTACACCATAACTTAAAAGAATATTGGTGTTGTTTATATTTACATGCAATTCTTCAGAAAAATTATCTATAGAATTAAGAATTCTTTTATAAAGATCTTGAAAAATAGGTAATTCAAATTTAGGATCAAAATCTTGAAGAATGTCTTTTATATAAATAGTTGTACGTGCAAATCTTTGATAATTTGTTGTTTTTATAAACTCTTCTTTTTGATCTTTTGTTATATCACCTTTTTCAATTTTTTTTAAAGTATAATCTTGTAATAAAACTTGATTGGCAATTTTTGGAGCATCATAAGACATACAATTTATGCCTGTTTCTTTATAAATATTCTTTCTTAAAGAGATCTCTTCTTTTTGTTTTTGTGAAAGAAGATGTAATATTCCTAAATCATGAACAGTATTATATTCTTTGATATGTTCTATCTCTTCTTCAGAAAGAACTTTATTTGGTTCATAAGGCAATTCCATTACTACAGGATAGCCCAATTGAATACCAAGACTTTTTAAACTTATTTTTTTTGTTATTCTAACACCTTGTGACCAGAATAAAAATAAATCAATACTTGTCCATTTAACAGAATAATAAATGTATTCTTTTAGATAATCAAAATTATTTTCACGACTTATTACTTTGTCACTAAATAATTTTATTCGTGCAAGCAAACTTTCTGTATCTAATTTTTTTAATTTATTATATTCTTTTAAAAAAAATTTTAAAACTACTTCATCATAATGTCAATTATGTTATCTCTAAGGCTTTTTATCCTTAGATTCTTATACTTATAAGATTTGTATAAGTTCGGCGTACATTTTCATCCTAATAGGATGTCGAATACTCTTGGAGAGATTATATTTATTCACTCTCTACGCTCTACGCTGATTCTAAACCTTTCGTAATTTTAGAATTTAGCACGATATTTTGCTCATTAAATTTATTAAATTTTCTTTTCAAAAATATAGTTGCGTTTTTATAAAAATAATCAATAATGTCATTTAACTTCCCTTTACCTAAAGAACCAGAGATAATATAATAATTATCTATTGTTTTTCCCTTTTTACAATTTATTGAAAAATTTAATTCAGGAATTTCTTTAGAAAAAATATCTAATATTTGATTCATAAATATTTTAGATGTAAAGACAAAACTAATTCTTTTTAGATTAGATTTTGAATAATTACAAATACACCCATCACCATCAAAAAAACCTCTAACAAAATCTCTGTGAAATTCTTTTGGGATTTTTTCAAAAGGAAATTCAAAAAGAAAATCATTAGTTTTATTTGGTAATATTTTATATTTATTTATTAGAATATTTGTTAAATATTCAGAAGTTATTCTAAATCTACATTGATCTTTTTTATTTTTAAACACAACTGTTGTAAAATTCTCATTGTTGTAAAATACTTTTTGAAATAACGTAATGATTTCTATATCATCAACAGAATTACACAGTAATAAACTTTGTGTTATTCCTTGTTGTTTTGTTATTTCTTTTCTAATACAACCATCTGCTACAATAAATCCTAGCATATACGCCTTTTCTTCAGAATCTATTTCATCTAAAAACGTATGGTTTTTCCAACTTTTTGATCGACAAGTTTTTAATTTAATATTCAGTTTTTTTAACCGGTATTGAAATGTTTTCTCATCCATATTTAAAATATTTGCAATTTCTTTCAGATTTTTACCTTCTTTTTCTAGAAGATATACCATATCTAAATTAAAACACGCATCATTTTCAAATTTTGTTTTTCTCATATATTTATCATAGAGTAATTAGATACCCTATAATAAAATACACAACAAATCATTGAGATTACCAACAAAACTGATTAACTTTAACTTTTCTTTCACAATTTACCGTATTTACTCGAATTATTACTCTTTAATTGCTTAAAGAGAGGGCACATATGTCTACCCCATTAAAAGTTATAAGAAATCCATCATAATTATTTAAATAATCATAAAGTTCTTTTCTTTGATCTAACGAATTTTTTATTTCAAAAGTAATTACATTTTCAGTTCTAAAATCTTTAATGCCGACTAAAAAATAATTATAAAAAGTTTCTATGTCTAATTCTTTTACATCATTTTTCATTTTGTTTTTGTTTTAATTTTTCGGCAATACTTATTACAGCATCATTAATATCTTTTTTCTGAAAATCCTATTTTAGATAACAATCTTAAAATAAAATAAATAGTACTATAAATATTACTATCTTCTGTAAAAGCTCCTTCTATTTGTTCTTCATTGTTTTTTATTTTTAATTCTATCATTCAATAATATTTTCTTCTTTAACAATAGTAGGTTTAGAAATAAATGATTGCAAACTGTTTAAACTTATCCATGCTTCATTATTATAAATTGCAAATAACAACTCATTATATTCTACAGAAGGTATTACAGTAACAGATTGCCATTGACCACGACAAACTATCTCATTAGTTTGAGCATCTAATATTTTAATTTGATGTTCTGTTTGATCATTATTTATTTCCAAACCTACTTTTAAATATTTTGGATTCATTTAGTCTTGATTTAAAAGATAAAATTTTAATTTTTCAATTATTGTTGTCCAATCTTTTTGATCTATAAATTTGGTTGATTCAATATTATTTTCAGATTTAAACTGTTCATGAATAACATATCTGCTATTGCCGGTATGTAAACAAAATTCATCTATAATACTAAAATAATATTCTTGCCATTCTTTTAAAGATTTATTAAATACTGGAATAACTCTAATTTCATATTCTCCATCTAATAATGGTACACTATTTTTTATTTTTCCTGATTGTACAGTTATATTAAACATTTTCGGTTTTAATATTTGCTTTTTTATTATTAATAAAATATAGTTCAATTATTATTTGTAAAATAGCTTCCCATCCTAAAATAAGCATCCATGATCTTACATCAGTCGTAGATTTATTCCAATACAATACTGTAAAAACAGTATATATTAAAAGGCATACAGATAAAAATATTATTTTTTTCATTGTTTTTCTTTTTTATAAAAGATTTTTACTTCTTTATTTCCTAATTCAATGTTTTCTACAAAACAATCTTCATCTGTTATTCCTAGATCTTTTAAATTCATTTCTTTTGAAATGTAAGGACCTCCTTCAGGATCAAATGCATGTGGATTAGACCATTCACCAATAACTCTAAAATGATCACCATATTCTGTCCAAATGATAATTCCTTTTTGATCATCAACTATTTTTGACTTATGACCATATCTGTTTTTAATTGTTTTCATTTTTATTGAATTAACAAAGTTACGATTTTTCATTCACTTTTTTTGCATCTTTTTCAGATATTTTTTCTTTTAACGGACGTTTAAAATAAAACCACTTCCCTGAATAAGATATATTTACTACTACTAATTCCCACCCTTCTAATCCTAAATTATTCAAATGTTTTAAAAAGGGATCTTTGACGTTTATATATTCCCACTTTTGCATATTATATTGTTTTTGTAGTTGCTCTTTGATGTTCTTTTTTATCTTCTTCACTTAACTCTTTCCAACATTCCCAACATGTTACCGGGTATTCATGACTGTATAGTATACTGTTTGAATCTCCATCAGGATTTTCAAAATAACATCCACAAAGTTGGCAACAAGTTCCATCTAATATATCCTCTGCTACTGTATCACTCATTTCTATTTGTTTTTATGTATTTCTATGGAATATCCGTTTTCAACAGCCCATTCTTTATTATTTTCTATTTTTGAATGACATACTCTACAAACAGCTAAAAAATTATTATATAATTGATCACCATGTCTGCGTTTCATATGATGTATTTCTATAGAAAGATTTGTTTTGCAAACTTCACAAAATTTATTATCTTTTAAATATTGTTTTTTTAAAAGATAATATTTATTCAATCTTTCTTGTTGTTTTGTACTTGTTTTTGAAATTTTACTATTTCTTTTTTTTAAAATAAATTTTTCAGGATATTTCTTTTTGTAACAATCCAAACACAATTTTTTTGAATAAATGATTTTGTTTTGTTTACATTCTAAACACTGTTTTAATTTAGTTTTTAACATACATTGCCATAAATGTTCCTAAAGGGTTTTCTGAAATCCAGGCTTTTAAAGCAAGCATTATGTTTAATGCTGTATAATCTTTACCTGTACTAAAAAAATCATCAGGATTTACTTTCCAAACTATGTGATATTTCATTGTCAGAATATTTTTTTAAAAAATATTTGAAATTTTTATAGATCTCAGTATTAAAACTTTGATTATAATTTTCAATTATTTTTTTTAAATGGTTAAACAATATTTTGTCTTCTTTTTTTAATTTTATATTATTAAGATAATTAACAATATTTTGCCGAATAATTTTAGAATTAATAGAAACAATATCTTCTTTATATTGAATCAAATAATTCTTTTTTATTTGTTCACGAATATCTTTTAATTCAAAAAATTTTGTTTTGATTGTTTTTAAAACATCATCATTAAAAGTTTGCAAATTTTTTAATTCTAAAAGATAATCATTTTGAATTGTAACTTCTAATTTTTTTTCAAATTCTTTTAAATTTTCTACAGAATTATCTTTTAAAAAAAGAAGATGTTTTGACCTTCTATAAATTAATTCTGATTGAATACTATTATATAAAGTTTGTAAATATTTATGCAGTCTATTTTCTATATCATAGAAATCATTTAAAAAGTTTACATTCTTTATTATTTGTAAATGAAGAATTTTGCTTTTTATCATATATTCTTTTTTGATTTTATTATTTTGATATTTTATATCAAACTCACTGCTAAAGTTTTCAACTATTAATTTTTTATGTTCATTATATAAAAAATCATTAGAAATAATACGAAAATTAAAATAGTTAATTAGTTTTAATTCCCATATAGAATAAAACATTCCTACTAAATAATCCTCATCAAAATCTTGAATTTCTTCTAAAGACATTGTATTAATATCTTTATGAGCAATACTAGATATGATTCCATTTTCACTTACTATCGCATATTTTACAGGAATAACATTGCTCCAATGAAAACCATAAGTAGGTAATTCTTTTACTATAAGATCTCCGAAACCATTATTTTGTGAAATTGTATATTCTTTTTTAAAAAATTCTGGATCTTTTTTAAGTATTTTTGAAATTTGCGTTTGAGGAAATGCTGAATGTAAAATATAAATTTTTTCGTTAATTTCCATATTAATTATAAAGTTTTTCTTTTTTCATTACTTGCTTATAATTATCTCCGTATTTCTTTTTCATTTCATTTTTCCATTTTAATTGAAAAGTGAATTCTAAAGCTCTATCGTCATTAAACTTTTTAAAATTTAATTTTTCTATAATAGGATAATCCAAAGGTCCTTTTACTTCTCCTTTATAAGATGGGTGTTTCCTAAAATTATAACGTTCTTGTTCCATTTTTTTTTAGTTTAAACCAAAGATACGCAAAATATCTTTAGTACGATTAAATAATTCTTCTTGATACTTTAATTTTAACAAAAAGTTTTGCATGTTTTTTACATGTTTTTCTGTTAAATATAAATAGGTTTTCATTGATTTACAATGATTGATTTCCATAGTGATAAAATTCATAGTTTCTCTTATCTTTTCGACATCTTCTCTAAAATCAAACAAAGAGTAATAATAATCTTCTACTATTATTCTTGCTTCTAATTTGCAATTATTCTTCTTCAAAAAAGATTTCTTTTTGCTTTTCATATGGATCAATATCTAAAGTATCTTCAATATCATCTTCTATTAAAGATTTTGTATTACATTTTAAGCATTTTCCAAAAATACTGTTTTCTTCATGTAATGTAGGTGCTTTGCATACATTACAATAATATTTTAATTTTCTACTCATCGCCAAAATAGTGTTCTAAAATAATATTAAATAATTCTTTGTTTGAATGTTTTGACCAATCTACAAAATAAGTATCGCCACTTACTCTATATAAAATATGATCACAAATGTGAGTTAATATACTATGTAGCATAATTTTATTTTAATATATTAAAAATATATTTGTAAAATACATAAAAAGTTTGTAACTTCGCATTTTATTTGAGGTAACTCAGTTACTACTGTTGCCTCCTTTGTAAATAAGGATAGTTTTAATTTTTACATTTAAAAATATTATCAATTAATTTAACACTGTTTTTTTTAATTCTTTGATCATTTGATATGTAATTATTTGCATTGTTTAATTTAAATTTTCTTAAAGATGAGTTACATATTGCAGAATCTTTAGATTTTTCTTTTAAAATAATATCCTTACGTCTATCAGAAAGAGTAAACGTATGATGATTTAAACCAGATCTAAAATAAATAGTATCTGTAAATTCTTTACCTGGAAAACTTTTAATTTTTTCAGGGCTATAAGAAATCCCAGCTAAAGATTTACCTACCCAAACTAATTGTGCTTTGTTCATAAATTTGTGTTTTTTAATGTGAATATTTTTTATACTTCAAATGCCCATGTTAATACTAAACTTAAAAGATAGGATAGTATAACACATCCACTATTATAAAAGATCACCCATTTTATATTATAACCACAAGTAAAATATATTATCAAACTAGGAATTATAAAAAATATTAAAAATAAAACTAAATACCCAATTATTTTTTTCATCATTTCAATTTTTAAAAGTTAACTTCAAGTTCTTTGCCAGTGAGTAATTTAACGAGGTTTTGCAGGGTGTGTAGGTGCTGAAATTCAATAGGGAAACATGATAGTGAATAATCTCCATTAATCTCATTTACAGTTAATATGCTACCTAACCCATCATCTACTATCAATTTATACTTACTGTTAAATCTTTTAAACCCACATTTTTCAAGCAGTTCGGGTGTTAGTGGGATTGGGTCAAGCTTATCGTGCATTATAGGTTGTTTACGATAGTCCCCATCGGCTACTGATACGATACAGCTAAGTATTTCTATCACTTTTAAAGGCGTGTTTTTATACATCACCCAATTGCCTATCATCAGTTCGTTTGTCATGGTTGTTGTATGTGTTCGTTAATGAATAAAATTGCCTCGTATGTGGCGTTGAATAATTTTTGAATATTAAAACAGATTAAAGCTGAATTTATTTCTGCCTTTAAAAACATTGCCTTCCCCTCTACTTCATCAGGATATTTGGTTGACGCTATGACTGAGATAGTTATCTCTTCAGAAGCTTTTTTCGCAACATCCCATATCCAATCAATTTCGTCATGGTAGTGCATTTCTTGGGGCAAAAAGTATCTACCATCTCTTGAAGCACTTTCATACACTCTCCAGTCTTCGGGTACAAACCTATCCTTGTTTGCAGGGCTGTTGGGGTCATAATATTTCCATCCGTCATAAACGGATATTACTTTGGTCTTTTCGAGTTGTTCGTTGGTCATTGTTTTTATTTTTAGTATAAATCTTCTGAAAATAATACCTTTTTTAATTCAATTGTTTGACCAGACAAATAAGCAATTTGCGCCCCATCAACCCTATTAACAAATCTATCTAAGTTCGTTAAAAATCCATCTGTTTCTTGAAAGTCGAAATGCTTAAAATCTTGTTGAGTTGTCCCCTTGCCTCTGTTTCTTATTGCCGCAAATGTGGCATAGCAATTATGATGCCTTCTGCCTGTAACTACAAAACCTGTTTTAATATTAATTGGTTGATGTTCATACTGATTACCATCATCAAAATGAATTGCAGCACATAATAAAGTTTCTTTTGTCATTGTTTACGATTTTTATCTTTTGAAAATGTGTAGCATGTTACCTGCAAGATTGCTTAGTTCTTTGTACTCACTAAGCAGCCTGTCAATCATTGGTGTGTTCATTTCAGTAAGTTTTTTACGTTAAGAATAGATTGTTTGTCTGCATATGCTTTTTTGTTTTTTAAAGCAACATCACCTAATGTAATATCTGTTAATTTGACACACTCGTCTATCGCTTGTTCTGCGTAGGCTTTCATCATTTCGGTAACGTATATTTCCATCACCAACGTATCTTCGTGATCATCTCCATAAAGCAATTCCGCTTCATCACGATTGACTTTTCTTTCAGTCATAATACTTTCTATGACGTGTTCCTTTATAATCTCCTTTGCTGTTTTCATTTCTTTTCTTTGTTTTTATAAAAATAATAGATACACCATTCAAAATAATTGGAAACAAGTATGAATGCTCCTAAAACAATAAATACCGCTACGAATAGTTTTATCAAATCAAATACCCATATCACATTCATTTCTTTTCTTTTTTATCGTTAATAATAGCGAGGGCTGATTCCCATGCTTGTTGTTCAGTAAGTTCAGGGGCTGATAACTGATAAATTGATTTATTAACAATTACATACTTATCAAGCGGTTTAGAATAGTATTTCCTCGCATCAGGGTAAACCTTTAGTACCTGTTCTTTGGCGGTCATGGTATTAGTCCGTTTTGGGTTAAAAGTTCTGTTTTGAATATATCGGTTGATTCCTCGCCTCTATATACCATCAGAAATCCCGCAGCATGACCTAACCTAAACTGTTCCGCCATTTCTTCCAAGCATATTTCAGCAAGTGGTATCATGGCAACTATTGCCAATTCGTTTTTAGACGGAAAGTATTTTTTAGCCAGTTTCTCGGCTATTCTCCTTTTGTTTTGTTCGTAGGTCATTTTCTTTGATTTTTAGTTACCATAAATTGATCATATTCCTCTTTGGTGGCGGGTGTCCATTGGTGTAATTCTGAACAATGACCGATAAGAGAGTTATTTTCACTTATAAAAAGTCTTCTATCGGGGAAATATTCATACACTCTTACAACTACTTTGCCAACCCTAATATCTTTCACAAATCTAGGTAAATCCGCAATATCCCTTTTTTCCCACCAAAACAGCTTTCTGAAATTAGCGGTGTAACGGTCA